CAAGCGGCAGTACCGGAACATGATCATCAAGTCGTTGTCAACGACGACTGATGCGAAGACCGAAAACAGCGTAATCATCCGCATTGGCTGTCGGGAGATTCTGATGGCGCAGACGCAGACGGTCACGGTGCCCGACTCGTCTAACATGAAGAACCCCCAGCAGAACGGCGCGACGGTCAACAAGGGCACGGTGTACCCGCTTCCGTCGCCAACCTATAACGTGAACGCTGCGCCATGACGACCGCATACGAGATTCCGCTCTCGCCAGATCCACAGACGTTCAACATTGCACTCGGTGGCGTGACGTATGGGCTCAACGTGACCTGGAATGTGCCGAATGCATCTTGGATCATCGACATCGCGGACGCGAGCGGGAATCCGATTGTATCGGGCATTCCGATGGTGACTGGAGCCGATTTGCTCGAGCAATACAGTTATCTGTCGTTTGGCTTCGCGTTGGTCGCACAGACCGACAACGCGCCTGACGTCGTGCCCACCTTCGCAACGATGGGCCAGACGAGCCACCTTTACGCCATCCTTCCATGAACCAGTTCGGACGCAAATCGAGCCTGATCGTCTCGACGGGCACGGTTGGTCTTAACTTGTCCGATTTCCGGTTCACGTTCCGGACGACTAACTCGGATGCGCAGACGCCGAACACGCTGTACGTACGCGTCTACAACCTTTCGCCACAGACGGTGGCAAAGATCGGGACCAACGTCAGCACTGAATTCGGGACGATCACGCTGCAAGCTGGATATGAAAACGGCAACTTCGGGATTATCTTCCAGGGCACGATCAAGCAGACGGCGACTGGGCGCGAGCGCAACGTCGATTCGTACCTTGATATCTACGCCGCAGACGGTGACGATTTTTATAATTTCTCCGTCATAAGCCAGTCGATCGTCGCCGGCCAGAAGCCTGACCAGGTAATCAGCGCAATCACCGGGGCTGCATCGTCCAACGGTACGCCGCCGATCAAGTTTGCGACCGATACCAGCGGCCTGATTGCTGGATCGGCAGCCGGAACCGCAAACGCCCTTTCGCGGGGAAAAGTGCTTTTTGGGATGTCCCGCGACTATGCGAGAGACTGGGCCGACAAGTATGGCTTCCGCTGGTCGATCCAGAATGGCGAGTTCGTGCTGGTGCCCATTGCTGGTTATCGTCCGGGAGAAGCGGTTGTTCTGTCATCGACGACCGGCCTTATCGGCGTGCCTGAGGCAACGGACGGAGGCGTCCGCGTCCGCGCCCTGCTCAATCCACTGATCCGCATCGGCTGTCTCGTGCAGATCGCAAAATCGGATATCAACCAGATCACGACGCAGCAGCAGGGTTTGAAGTATGCGCCGGCCATCGCGACCGTAGTAACGGCGGCGGGCACATATCGAGTGATGCAAGCAGAGTTTTCGGGCGATTCCAGGGGCGCCGAGTGGTATGTCGACATGATCTGCCTTGCGGTGGACGTCTCGGCGAGCAACCAAAGCCAGTCTGTTGCGGCGGCGGGTTAGCGCTCGACCATGTTCGGGATTGTGACGCCCGCAAATGGTCGACCATCCTTCATCTTGCCCCAGACTACCGGGATAACACCCATCTCCATCCTGACATTCATCGGCGTTCCCTCCGGAACAAACTGGCACCGGTAGTCCGATGGTCGGGGCTCCGCGCCATAGTCGTAGCCATTGAGCAATGCTCCCTGCTTTCTCAATTCCGGCGATAGCGACTGGCGGGCATGTCGGGCCTGGTTTATCTGACCGTATAGCCAGTTCGCCTCATCCATTGACGGGCAGACGATCGCGCCGTCGACTAGATCCATGCCTTTGGCGGTAGGTTGCTTCGGTTCGGGCTTAGGCGTGAGCATTACTTGATCTGCGGGCTTTGGGCGAACGGTGTAGTTATTTCCTGCCCACCGTTCAAACACGCGAGAAGCGTAATCACCAGTCTGCCCAAAAGCTGGCATGGCAATCGTGGCCATAAGCGCAAAAGCGGAAATTTTCATCTGATACCTCATGCTCCAGTTAGAACGCGTTAATGACTCGCAGGAAGCGTTACGCCTGGCGCTGGACGGGCATCAGGCGCAGGTCTGGACGGCGCTGCCGGCGATTATAGAGAGCTTTGATCCGGGCGCTGTGACGTGTGTCGCCCAGCCTGCAATCAAGGCTCAGGTTCGGGCGCCGGATGGCTCGACGCAATGGGTCTCATTGCCCCTTCTACTCGATTGCCCCGTCGTGTTTCCCCGCGGTGGCGGCTGCACGCTGACATTCCCGGTCGCACAAGGCGATGAATGCCTGGTGATCTTCGCCTCGCGCTGCATTGATGCGTGGTTCACCGCGGGCGGCGTCCAGGTTCAATCCGAATTCCGGATGCACGACCTGTCGGACGGCTTTGCCCTTCCCGGCCCGTTCTCGCAGGCCACGAAGATCAGCGGTATCAGCACGAGCAAGGCGCAACTGCGCAGCAATGACGGCTCGACATTCGTTGAACTCGATCCCGCCGGCCAGATCGTCAATGTCGTGGCACCGGGTGGCATGACGCTCACGACGCCCACAGTGACGATCACTGGCGTCATCAACGTTCAGAACCAGCAGGGAGCGCCAACGGCAAGCACCATAGCCGGCAGCATGACTGCGAGCGGCACGATCACCGGCCAGACAGACGTAGTCGGTGGCGGGAAGTCACTCAAAACTCATACGCATAGCGATCCCCAGGGTGGAAATACGGGGCCGCCGAACTAAGGATTCGCATGAGATACCGGACGCTAGACAGCAATTCGGACTACACATTTGGTCAGGCTGGTCAAAATTTCCTCGTCGATTCCCCTGCTGCGGTCGCCCAAGCCATCCAGACGCGCCTCAAATTGATAGCCGGCGAGTGGTTTTTGGACCAGACCGCCGGCACGCCCTACAACTCGCAAATCCTCGGCGCAGGCACTGAAGCGACGCGCGATCTCGCGGTGCAAACCGTCATCCTCGAGACGCAGGGCGTGACCGAGATCGTCGATTACGCAAGTTTTCTTGATCCATCGACGCGCCAATTCACCGTCGCCGCGACCGTCAATACGCAATTCGGCCAGACAACTATCACCCAGGCTCTCTGATGGCGACAACTTTTCCGCTTACGACGTTGGCTGCCACGATCTCGTCGACGGGGATTAGCGCGCCCTCATTCAACGACATTCTTTCCAGTCTGACTGCATCGTTCCAGAGCATCTACGGCAGTGACATTTATGTCCAGCCCGATAGCCAAGACGGGCAATTGCTGGCGTTGATCGCCCAGATCATCAATGACGGCAACCAGGCCGACATCACCACATACAACGGCTACTCTCCGACCTTCGCCCAAGGCGCAGCGCTCTCGAGCCAGGTCAAGATCAACGGCTTGCGCCGCGACGCATCGAGCAACAGCACGGCGGTCGCATCACTGGTTGGTCAGGTCGGCACGCCGATCAATAACGGCGTTGTGCAGGACACGAATAAGAATCTGTGGAACCTGCCGGCGTCTGTTGTCATCCCGGTTAGCGGGACCATCGACGTCACTGCAACTGCGCAGCAACCGGGCGCGATTACGGCCATTGCCGGCGCGATCAATGGGATTAATACGCCGACACGCGGATGGCAATCGGTGACGAATGCTGCTCCGGCAACGCCAGGCGATCCGGTCGAGACTGACTCGGCACTTCGCCAGCGTCAGGCTACGTCAACGTCGCTAGCCGCTCTGACGCCTCTGCAGGCCATCAAGGCCGCTGTCGGCAACGTGCCCGGTGTTGGTCGGTTCGAAGTCTATGAGAATCAGACTGGCACCACGGATGCCAACGGTGTGCCGGGTCACTCGATCGCTGTTGTTGCCGAAGGTGGCGACATCACGACGATCGCCCAGACCATCGAGGCGAAGAAATCGCCGGGTACAGGTACGTTTGGCACGACTTCCGTCACTGTCACCGATCCTGCTGGCGTGCCGATCACGATCAATTTCTTTGAGATGACCGAGGAAGCGGTTCTCGTTCAGGTCAAGATCGTCCCGATGACCGGCTTTGTGTCGACGACGTTCACCCTCATCACGAACGCGCTAGTGACGTATCTGACCAGCTTCGCCATCGGGCAGGATTCGCTGCTCGGCAAGCTGTTCGGCGCGGCCAACCTGTACGGCGACGCGGCGACATCCAGTTCGGGACTATCGCAGGCGCAACTCGACGCACTGAGCAACACCTACAACCTGCCGGTCACGAACATCTATCAGGGCCGCGGCGACATGCTGGTGACGGGCGGCCCGTACAGTGCCGGCGCATCGACTATCAACGTCGCGAACGTGGCGAGCCTGGCAAACGGCAAGTCGATCATCGTCAATCAGTCGGACGGCTCGCAACTCACGGCAGTTATCACGGGCATTGTCGGCAATGCGGCGACGTTCACGCCTGCTATCGCTGGTGGCAAGACGATCAATAACGGCGCCCAGGTGCTGGTGAGCGGTGATCTTGTCCTGGCATTCAACGAAGGCGCCCAGTGCGTCGCTGCTGACATCAATGTGACCACGTAATGGCCCAACTGACCGACTACACATCGCTGATCACGTCGGAGCACCAGTCGGCACCCCGTTTTATGGCGATGGTCTCGCTGCTCGCTCAGTGGGCGGTGGACCGGCGCGACCTGTTGGCGTCCATTCCTGCTCTGTATGACATCGACAGCGCAATCGGTCAGCAACTCGATCGCGTGGGCGAATGGGTAGGGATAACGCGCAATCTTGAGTTGCCCCTGACCAGCGTCTACTTCAGTCTTGACGCAACCGGCTTGGGCTTTGATCAGGGAACGTGGAAAGGGCAATTCGACCCGACGACGGGTCTTGTCGCGCTGCCAGATGATCAATACCGGATTCTTCTCTACGCAACCATCGCGGCTAACAGTTGGGACGGCACAGTTCCCGGAGCCTACGCAGCGTGGAACACCGTGTTCCGTCCGCTAGGGTATTCAATCCTGATTCAGGACAATCAGGATATGACGATGACCATCGCGTTGACGGGGCCTGCTCCGGACGCGGTGACATATGCGCTTTTCACGGGCGGCTACCTAAACCTTCGGCCTGCTGGCGTCGGGATCACCGGATATTACCTGCCCAGCATTCCGGGCCAGCCGATTTTTGGCCTCGACGTTGAGAACCCTGCCCTCGCGGGATTTGATGTGGGTTGCTGGGCCACACTGAACCAGAACGGATCACGAGTACTGGATTTCACTTTCATTCTCGACACCTCTACGTTGGCATAGCCGCCACGCCGATACAAATTCAAACCGCCTACGAGCGGCTATCCATTCCAGAGCCAGCAACATGCTGGCTTTTGCATTTTGGAGCCTAAATGGCTATCGAAAACGACTTCCTCCCGTTTGCCGTTGGCTCGGGCGCAAACGTGCTATCCCAGTCGGCATATGCAGCCTTGACTGCCATCATTCAGAATGGCTATCAGTCAGGTATCGCCAATTCTTCGCAGATGAACAAGACATGGCGCCAGTCGTCGATCATGGCGTCCGTGCTCGCGCAGTTCATCGTCGATCGTACGGGCCAGACGGCCATTGATGATGGAACTACTGCGACGCTACTGGCGAACCTTAAGGCTGCCGCTGCCGCTCTGAATGGCGATTCCACGCAAACATTCAGTGTCGCCCCCGCCACCCAAAGCAACCAGGCGGTCAACCTCGGGCAGTTCGCCAGTTCATTCGGTACCAACAGCTTTCAAAAGCTTGCGGGCGGCCTGATTATTCAGGGCGGGCTATCCACGACCATTACCGCTGGTACGTTGCTTACGATCAACTACCCGCTTGCTTTTCCGAACGGTGTGTTTTCGATTGTAGGAT